GAGATCGTCTTCGACGTAATCGAATCGGACGAGCGTGAGAGTGAGCAGCCCCGTCGACGGCTCGACGTAGATGATCCCGTCGATGTGTCTGAGGACTTCGAGAATCAGGTCCTTTGCTGGCGTCGATCTCTCCTGCATCATCGAGAGACCGTGTTCATCGTCGGCGAGCTGCGCTCCGACCGCCCTGAACGCGTCGACGTCGATGAATCCGGCCGGAATCCCGAGACCGTTCTGCCCCGGCGGTCTCGTCATCAGCTCGTAGATCATCGCCGCCGGATTCGCGTCACCGTCGATGTTCTCGTCGCCGCCGGTCAGTCCCAAGCTGTTCGGACATCGCCTCAGAACGAACGCGACGTCCTTGATGTAGGGGCTCGTCCCGAGATACATCCCTTGTTCATCGTTCGCCCCTTGCATGACCGCATAGCAGACGTGACGATATGCGGACACGTCCTCGCCGAGATGATCTTCGAGATACGAGTTCCTCGGCTGCTCGGCTGTCCCATGATAGATCCAGATTCGACCTCGGACACCGCCCTCTTCGCCTGTCTCTTCGCCACCGAAGAACGACATTGCGTCGATCCAGACACTCGTCCGGTACGATTGCGGCGTCGTGATCGTCGAGGGGATCGGTCGATCGTCGAATCTGACCTCGACGACTTCGTCGATCTCGCCTGAGCAGAGGACGAGCTGCACGCCGAGGTAGTAACGATAGTGCGTCGTGACGTGTTCGCCCGAGAAGAGACCCGTCTTGACCCACTTCTTGCGAGCCTCGACGTCGAGGTCGCCCCACCACACGACCATCGGCCCCCGTTGAATCACCGTGCCCCACACGATCGGCAGAGGGCGACCCTCCCCGATCGTCGGGAACTTGAAGTCGCTCATGCCGGCAGGCTCGGGCGAGTCAAACTCGGGCTTCGGTCTGATCAGCTCGTAGACGAGTGTCAGTCCGATGTAGATCAGAACGGTCACCCACCACGGCACTATTCGATCCTCCCCGTGAACGGATTCCGATTCGGCAGATTCGGCCATCCGAGGAAGTTCAGCGCGTTGTCGAACTTGGCGAGACAGGTCGCTTCGAGATGATCGCAGCCCCAGTAGGCATAGCACACGTCGAGCGAGGCGAGCCCCGGCATCGGCGAGATCAACGTGACGGTGTTCCCGATGTGGTCGCCGATGAATCGCTTCTCGCCGGTCGGTCCTTGTAGATAGCCACCACGGAACCACTGGTCGGCCCGCAGCGCGAAGTCACTCGATGTCACGGTGACACCGTCGACGGTTCCGATCGTCACCTGATCACGAGACGCGATCGGGTCGACCCCACACTCTGCGGAGAACAGGATGTGATTGCAAGGGCTCTGCATCTGCAGGGTCGGAACCGCCCGAGTGAGCATCGCCGTGATGCTGGTCCCGACGAGAATCGCTTCTGATTCTCTGAACCTGACCCTCGTGATCTTGCCCGTGAAGATCGCCACACTCTCAGATTCGTCGCCCCTGTGAGCGCGGTAGGCGGTGATCCAGACCGGCGTCGAGGGGATGTCGCCGATGAAGAGGGCGGCGACCGGATGTGTCGCCGGAACGGTGAACTCCATCTGCTCGCCGGTGTCCTCCTGAGAGAAGTCGAGGGGCGTTCTCGTGATCGACTCGGGCTCGAAGACCCCTATCGGCAACGTGATCTCGTCATCTGCTGACGTGATCATCCACACGTTGCTTCCCTGAACGAATCGAAAGCCCTCGATCGGCTGCCCCTGAAATCGCTGTCGTTCTCGCTCATCGAACGTCGACATGATTGCCTCGTCTGAGGTCCTCAGAAACGGCCTCGATAGGTCGCCTCTCCCGCACGATCTCGCCCTCCCCTGACGTCTGACACACCGACGCCCGAGAATCGCCGGGAGAGGCCGATTTCGCTGTCAGACCCCACTTCTAGGGCCCCTATGACCCCTCGGTCGGAGCTTCGAGGGGCAGTTCTCGGCACATGATCGTTGCATCGGCGACTCGGTCGTTCGGATAGCTGATACCGACCCGATCGCTGTCGAGACGACAGAGCTTGAGGAACGAGATCACCGTCGTCTCCTTCGGGTAGTCGCGCACGGCGACGGGGTCGATCGTGATGCTCTCCGTCGTGTAGTTCAGCGGGTCGTCGGCGTCGTCGATCCGATAGTAGTCCATCGACGTGTCGTCGCCCAGAGTCCAGATTGCGATGTGACGACGGGCCCCCGTCGTGCCGAACATCTGCTGAGTGTATCTGACCCAGCGAATCGAGAGAATCGACTGATCCTCGAGCGCGTCTTCTGAGAGCTCTAGGTCCCACTGATAGCTCGGCAGCCAGAACGGCACGGCCCTCCCCTTCCGAGCCGCCAAGAACTCGCGCATGACGGTGATCTCGGGGCGACCGATCGCCGTCCACGTGAACGGTCGGACCCCCGCCGGCGCGGGGGCCTGTTCATCGGGCGTCCGCTTGCCCGTCTTCGGGTCGAGCAGAACGAACTTCCGGCGAAGCCGTTCCTCGATGCCGGCGATCCGGTTGTAGTTCAGCTCTAGGACGTCATAATCGAGATACGTCACGGCTCGAATCCGTCGATTGTGAAGGCGACCGTCTGAGAGAGAGCCATCAGCGACTCCCATGTCTGACCCTCGTCTTCGGTCAGGCGTCCCACGACAACCGGAAGCACGAAGGTCTCGACGGCGTTCCAGTCGTTGCGGGTCGGCGTCGATGTCGTCAGATGATCAGCGGCGATCGTCTCGATCGTGAGGACCTCCCACACGAAGGGATTGACCCACAGCATGACGAGACCCCCGACGTCGAACGGAATGTCACTCGTGTCGCAGTAGAAGTCGAGGTCGTCGACGCCCGCGCCCACTGTCAGCGGCGTCTTGAACTGCCAGCGACCGACCCCGAAGGCCCTCGGTTGATTCCCGAAGAGGATCGCCGCTGCCATCTGTGCTTCGCGTCGGTCGATCAGGAAGACCGAGTAGCCGATCGTGCCCGTAGGTTTCACCCTGAGCTGAACGCGCTGCTCCATGCCCGAGAACGCCGCCTCGATCAGATTCGTCGTGTAGCCGAACGTCTCAGAGACCGGCGACACGAGATTCGGCGGGTAGGGGAATGGGATCAACCGGAAGCCGAGAACGGCGAGAGTCGTGCCCGCCTCCGATACGTCGAGGAAGACCCACGAGATCAGGTTGTCGATCTGCGGGTCGCCCTCTTCATCGACGATCACGGTGAAGACCTCCGACTGAGTCGCCGGGAAGTGAGCCGGGACCCCGAGATGATCGACGACAGTGATCCCGGCGGCCCCTTCGACGGTGATGTCATCGAGAATCTTCGCACGATTGCGACGTGCGTTCCAGACCTCGACCTCGATCTCCTGTTCGGAGATCACGGCCCCGAGGTCTCGACGTCGAGGCACGACATGAATCCTGTCGAGGAAGGTCAGATCGTTCGCGGGACCCTCGACACCGATCTTCTCGAAGGCGTCGGGGCGGGGATCAGCCAGGGCAGACGGTTGATCGCCGGCGAAGAGGGGAATCGGCATCGCCCATCCGTTCGACGTCGGCACCGGGATCTCCGCGTCAGCGAGATTCGTGACCCCGACCGATTCGAGCGACAGCCAACCGGGATGCAGAACGCCGGTCGCCACATCAGGCTCCCTTTCGCACGGCGAAGTGAGGGAACAGCATATAGTCGAGGCCCCCGACCTGATAGACCGTGCCCGCGGCGTAGCCGTGACCGACCGCCTCGCAGTAGAAGACGTTTGCCGGGTAGCCGATCGGGGCCCAGCGATCGGCGGGGTCCGTCCTCACGAAGCAGTGAAGAGGCAGAAGCAGAGCCCCGGCGAACGCCGTCTGATGAACACGCTCTGTCATATCCTCGTAGCACGGGTATTCGGCCTCTTCCAACGATGATCGGTCGGGATTGATCGAACACGCGCACCGCATCACTCGCCCCGTGTGCCCGAACTGCTCTGGCTCGATGCCGACCTGATTGTTGCCGACCCAGCGATCGGTGAACGTCGCGGCGTCGACTCGCACGTAGGCGACGGCGTGATGATATTCTGTCGTGATGCCCTTGCTGCCGTCCTCGCGGTCGCCATGTGACATCGGGGGCCACGCGGACACGTTGATGCCCCCACGATCCTCACCCGGATCGCCCTGATAGGTGTTCAGAACAGCGGGCGAGCTTCCGAAGAAATACGGGAACGCCTCTGGCTGACCGGCGTCCTCGAGGTCGGGCCCCCAGCCGAAGTAGCAGAAGATTCCCGGCGACCTCTCGACGACGACGATGATGTTGTCGTTCCCGTCGTCGAAGAGATGGTAGGCGGCGACCGATCCGGGCGGCAGATTCGCACCCACGCCACAGGTCGTCGCATCCTCGACGCGAACGGGAGCCCCCGCCTGCTCGTCCCATCCGTCACCCCCGTCATAGCCGGTCCCGAGATAGATGCCGATCCCGTAGCCGCCAGTCGACCCGTGCAGCGAATCGTGGTAGCCCCCGCCGCCGTAGGGATAGATCAGCTCGTCCTCGGCGGCTCTCATGTTGACGTACAGACCGCCCTTGTGAAGATGCGCTCGCCAG